CTTTCTCCTTGTTCTGTAACGTATTGAATGTATCGATAGCTTGAATAAACAAGCGACCCATATCATCACTTCCCTCTAGCTCTTGATCCTCAAACCACTCAGTGAACTTAGCCCAATCGGGAACTTGCCACGCCTCAACTGGTTCGTACCACGCCTTGTACTCCGTGTTTGAAATTGTCACCGCTTGGCCTTTGCGGACGTTACCAACTACTACCTTAACCTCTTCCCAAGGCCCATAGTCTAATGGGTCTTCGTCCATGTGTACTAAATTTGGATTAGTGAGAATATCAACAATCTTTAATTTCATATTACTTGTCCTCCGTGATATATAGTCCGTTCAAACCAAAGATCTTTACAACACGCTCAGCGCTTTCCAAAGTATCAAATTCACTGGCTTCTGACTTGGAAGTTACCAGTGACCAAGCGCCAAACTCGTTTCCCTTGAACCACTTAGGTGTTGACTCTCCACCTGACCATGCAATGCGCCACTTGGTTTGCTTAGGTTCTTCAACTACCTTGATAACCTTCTTTGCAATTGGATCAACCTCAACCACTTGTAACTTATCAAAGTCGTCCGTCTTACGTGAGAAGCCAGCAATCCGTCGCGCGTCTTCCAAACTAGTGAAGATAATGTAGCCACCGCCTTCTTCGGCGTCCCTTGTCGTTACCTCACCTGCTTCAAACCCGTGTTGAAAACCACCGGGCAATGCAAACACCAATCCATACTTACCTTTCAGCGCGTAAAACTTTGGTCCTTCGTTCATCTCTTCGTCCTCCTTGACAATATCAAATGTGTAACCTTCCGACTTCAATGCAATCGCGTCCTCGAATTTAAGCTCTGCAACGACAGGCTTGCTCTTGTCTGATACGGATACTGACCAATACTTCTTGGCTGGGTCTAGGTACTTCTCAACCTCCCATACACGGGTGGCACCGGTGTTGGTTTTGTCCGGATACCAACCGTCAGAGTCCTTGATAAACGTTGTGTTTCCGTACTCAATGTTCGTAATCTTTACCATGCTAGCCTCCACGACTTCAAACTTATACCCATGCTCAACTAATTCCATAGCTTGATCAAGTGTGACCTCTACAACGGCTGGTGCCTTATCTGTCTTGCCTAGTTGCCACCAGTAACGCTTGTACGGGTCTAACCCTACCTGAATAAAATCTACGTTGCTATTTGGCTTCCAGCCGTTTTCGTCCTCAACCAATAAGAAATAGTCCGTCGTACGTGACCCAGACTTTTCCTTGACGTTTGTAATCTTCATGCTACTTGTCCTCCTCTTGCTTCTTCAACTCATCAATGGCCATTTGCGCATACTCGATAACCTTTTCAAGGTCCTGAATACGATTGTCTTTCTGACGCACCGCGTACTTAATCATGTTAAATACGTAACCAGCCTCAACTCCCTTGAACTTGAACAGTAAGGCTGGCATTAACTGCTTTAGCTCAGTTCCCTTGTCATCTAAATGATAGTGGGCTGGTTCGTGGACTGGATCAAAACCAGTAACATCGGCTACCAAATCGGTACGTTGCCCCTTGTGATAGCCCTGCTTTTTGACGTAATCGGGATCTTTGTCTGAGCATGTCAAGTGGTCAGTCGAAGTAAAATTATCGGGAACGAACACATAGCCGTCCGCACCGTACTCGTCCACAAAATAATTGTAAAAATCAGTGCGGGTGTCTCTGTAAATGTGTTTGCCAAATTTTCCTTCCAATACGTTAAGCAGTGTGCTTAGTTGCCTCTGATTGTTAACGCGATATGCTGTTTTGCTCATTATAAAATCTCCTTAAAAGTATTGCGGGTACATACCCTTTGCTTGTTCAAGCGTCATAACCACGCCCTGAACCTTACATAAACCATTCTGCAATAATTCAATCGTCATGTCAAGCCTCCTAAGACACGGGATAGCCCGTGTCGATACTAAATTATGCTACGTCTCGGCTTGCGCCTCCTTTATCAATGAAACCTATGGTTTCAAACTTCCTATTCTCCTGTTCCGAATTGCTCCGGGTGTTCCGACTTGTACTTGCGCATTGCCTCTTGCTCTGTGCTATGCTGTGACTGTACCTGCTCCTCAGAACTTGCCAAGTAGCTGGCTTGCTCAGCCATGACGCTCTCTTGCAATGCCTTTAGCTTTGCTTGTTCCTTTGGATCTGTGTACGGGTCAACTCCACGTTGGTATGGAGTACCTTGTTCCACGTCACCAGCGGTACTCGTGCTTGTATCTCCAGCTGGTTCCGTTTCTTCAAGTCCAGGTTCCATAGTTCCAGTTGGTTCTGATACACTTGGTCCGCTGACCTGTCCATTGCTTCCTGCCACTCCGACCTGCTCATTACTTTGTCCCATGTCGGGTCCTCCTTCTTTTGACTCTTGTGTTGTTTGAGAAGACGGGTGACTGCCTTTGATACTTTCTACAACAGCGTTTCGGCTTCTACCTCGTGCTGAATGACTGCTTGAATTGTGCTTGTCTGAGCTTGACTTAGCCGACTTAGAAACATGCGTTACCTCCTTATGCGGTCCTTCGATTAAATCAGACGGTGCATTGACCGCGTACAACGCGCCACCACACATCAGTGTAATCACTCCAGCCCCTATCAATGTACCTTTTAGTTTCATGCTATGTCTCCTAACGTGCTAGTTCGTTCCTATCAACCCAAATTGGTTGCCACCCCTTTTCAATCATATCTGCAAAATCAACCCGATTTGCCATATCTAAACGCCAAATGTCAGCTAACTTTAGATAAGGAGTGTTATCTCCCCAGCTTCGATAATAAATGGGCGTTAGATTTACAAATCCTCCTCGCTTGTCCGTCGCCCAGTCTGCTTTTGCGAACACATACGACTCTCCGTGTTGAAGATGATGTTTACCTATGTTCGCGTTGTTTAATCTTTTTGGCTTTGCTTCACGCTCCAAGGTAAAAACGCGGTCTTCCAAGTCGTGAAAACGCTCTTCCAATGCGTTCCAATCTTTTTCTGCTATCCACTTCATTATGCTTCCTCCTTTGAAAAGTAAATGTTCAATAATTTGGTTTCTCGCTCTGCTGTTGACAATTCAACCGCCACGCGCCCAACTGACAAATACAATCGTTCACGGTTGGCTGGGTTGTCGAAAAAAACCTCAATCCCAAGTCCTGGCCGACGCCCTACACCCCAGTTGCTAAGTGTTGCCTTACTGACTCCCGCCCCGCGTGCAATATCAATTAAATAAAACCCGTGTGCGGTCAACTCATTGACCAACCCAATGTATTTTGGTGTCGGTTCGTATGGTCCAGGTGCATTAACCTTAAACGGTTCATTTTTACGTGCTCCCATTAAAAATTCCTCCAAATAA